TTTCTAATGACCTCATTTGCAACTTTATAAAGTCTATCATCTAAAAGTTTTCTTATTTCGGGATTTTTTAAAATTGTATTTTCGTGTGAAATAGGAATTGTATTTACATTTCTAGCATTTAAATTCATTTCCTCGTATCCTACTCCAGCAAGACACCAATTATCATCATTCTTATACTCATTTATAATTTCATCACATAGTGAGTAGGGAATAATATCTTCATAAATTTGAATGAAATCTGATATTTTATTTTTGGAGTTTATTTTAACTGGTGTTGTTTTTTCTTGTTTCACACTTTCTTCTTTTTTGATTGGAGAATCTTTTTTCTTATCAAAATAAGTATAAGCTTTATCACCTCTACTTCTTACATAATGTAAAAATACCTGAACATATTCTTTACCTAAAAATTGATTTCTCCAATGATCAGCAACACATCCCAAATAAAGCATTGCATCACCTGGTTTTAGAATCAATTCAACTTCATTACCATCAGGAGTTTCAATATAAATTGGCCAATCTTCATCACCATCTAAATGTACAGTTAAACTTATTTCGCAAGCATCTCTATCCCTATGTCTTTCCAAAACACTACCATCTTTATACACTCTAGCATAACTATATGTTGGTAAAACGGTTTCACCTATAATTGTGCTCACCGTTGGTACTTTATCACATAGCATTTCTAAAAAGTCTATGAAATTATATTCCGCTGAAGAATTTGGAGCTTGATTGTCTCCTTGAACCTCATTTTGTTTACAGTGACTTTTGAAGTTGGAAGCCATGACTTTTGCAGCGGCTTCACTAATGAAGTTGGGAATATAGATATAATTATTTTCAGTTAATGATTTATTCATAATATAATCACTTTTTAATTTAATTGTTTTCTGCTGCAGCTGCGGCTTCATCAGCAGCATCTGATGCCGCTAGTGCAGCTTGTTTTATATTATATGCTTGCAACCATACATCATAACAGTTGATAGCCCATTGTGGTAATTCAGTTATATTTTCATTAGGATCGGTCGATCTAAATTCTAACCAACCAGATCCTTGGCCATATTGCAATCCATTTAGATGGGAATTTTGTTTATCTGGCCAAATGGGATTATTCCATTGTAATGCATGTATATTATCTGGTATTCCACATTGAGATAAGTCTAACTCTGATAAACCTTCTTGGTCTGTAACGACAATACCATCAACAGGAATTACTACTAATTTATGTGTTTGAATCATAAAAATTGCCTTTCGGTTAAAAACGAATATACTATTATATATGAATTAGTTTAAAGAAGCAATAATAACATCAATATAATTTACACCTATTGTAGAATTTGGACCAAAAACATTACCACTAGCGGTAATTGTAATTGAGTGATTGTGCGCTCCTGAACTACCTACTGATGCGCCTATCGGCCCACCGGCCGGTACGGCAGTAGTCATAACGGGTACAGCAGGAGTTATTGGAGATGTAGCATTTGTGGGTGTGGTAGCAGTTCCAATAGCAAATCTATTTGTTGATGGCGCAACAGCATGAAGGTGATATGGTAACTGAGCTCCAGTTAAGGTATGGTTACCTACTGTATAAGGAACAGCAACCGATGAAAAAATATATGATGTAGTATTAAAACCTGTTGTGAAATCGACAGTACCTCCAGAACTCAAAGACGATCCATTTACTACTCGAAGTGCGTGATTATTATAATTCACAGTTTCTTTCGTCCAACCAGTGGGTGCGGATGTTTGATGAAAAATTGTTGTTGTTCCAGAATCAAAAATAGCCACGATTAACTCCTAACCGCTATAATAGTGTCAACATATTTTATATTCAAATTTATTTCTGAATTAACTCCACTCTGATTAATTGAACCAGTAACGGCTACAGTTCCAATTGGATGAGTATGTGATCCTCCACCACCAGGGTTATTACTAAAAGTAACTGGTGCTCCCGCTGGGGTACGAGCTACGTTCGTATTACCTGCACCACCTCGTCTAGTTAACAATGCGGATGGGTGTGTTATGGTAGTGTGATTATGCGTTGTCATTGCCGCATCGTCTATCACAGTGGCGTTTACAGCAGAATAAGAAAGTCCAGGTGCCGGTACACCAATGCTATTATAATTTTTAAAAACTGTAGAAAAAGACTCTCCTGTAGTTCTATTAATAACAGAACCGGTAGTTACTCTTAGTGCATAATTATCATATGTAGTATCTTTTGTCCATCCCGTTGGTGGAGTGGTCATTTTCATTATTGTTCTTGATCCTGATTCTATAACTAATGCCATATTAAGTCCTTGTTGCTAAAATTGAATCCACATATTTAATAGCTAAATTTACTGTGGTGAAGGTTACAGGACTTGTTGCTGGATTTAACGGATGATCATGAGCAGTTGCTGTAACTCCAGGATTAACACCACCTGGATTTACCACACCAGGTGTAAAATTGTTAGATACTGTTCTGGCTATTGATGGTCCTGGTATTACAGGAGAAGTTGTGCTGGCAGCAACAGTTGCTGCAGCAGGATAAGGTCCGTGGTTGTGGGAGGGTATCATACTAGATGTAAGTGATGTTCCTCCTACAGTTCCAGTTACCGATAGACTACCTGTTAAAGATTTAGATGACATAACGGAAGAAAATCCTGATGATCCTCCACTTGATACTGATCCTGTAACACATCGTAAAGTATAATCGGTATCTGAAGTGTCTTTAACCCATCCTGTTGGTGCGGATCCTTGTAAAACAAAGACCATAGTGGCACCTTGATAATTAGCTTGCTCTGGATCAGTTGCTACCGAACCAATTACAGAATTTAAAACGAATGTGTTTATCGAAGATAATCTAGGCATATTTAACCAAATGTAATCTCAGAACCAAATACAGACCATGCAGATCCTATTCTTAATAAATTAAATGAATAAAATTCAGTTTTGTTTGCTGTTGGTGTGGGTGCTGCACCGCCAGCCCAATTAATTGTTTGTGCTGCGCCATCTATTTGTACGGCATTTGGTATATATCCTGTTGCACCTTGTACTATAACAATCGTAACTGTAATAGATCGACTTGTTGTGGTTGGTACATTTGTAAAATTCGCAGTAAAGTTTGCTGCAGCACTTGTGTGATAAAAAACAGAACCATCAGTTAAGTTATGAGTTACTGTTCCTGTAGCACCAGTTAATGTACTTAAAACTTCTGTTACTTCTTGTAAAGTGGTGAATCCTGTTACTGTTAAATCACCAGAAATTGTACCACCAGCTGTAGCTAGTCGAGTGTTTGCAGAAGCAAAAGCACCATTAGCATACAAACTCGCTGATGTTACAGTGTTAGCGGTAGTGAATGATGAATTAGCATATGATCCAGCTGTTACAGCTTTACTATCTGCGGTATTTGCTACACCAAATGCCGAATTAGCATATGATCCAGATGTTACTGCTTTACTGTCGGCAGTATTAGCTGAACCAAATGCCGAGTTAGCATAGTTACCAGCTGTTACAGCCTTACCATCAGCGGTAGATGCATTTGTTGTAGCAGTATTAGCTTGACCATAAGCTGAATTAGCATATGATCCAGCACTTGTGGCCTTTTGATCAGCAGTAGTAGCATTGGTAGTTGCTGTATTAGCTTGAGTATAAGCTGAATTAGCATAGTTACCAGCTGTTACTGCTTTACTGTCAGCAGTAGCAGCATCGGTAGTTGCTGTATTTGCTTGCGTGTAAGCTGAATTAGCATATGATCCAGATGTTACTGCTTTACTGTCTGACGTATTAGCAACACTAAATGCAGAGTTAGCATAGTTACCAGCATCAACAGCTTTAGAATCAGCTGTAGATGCATTTGTTGTAGCAGTATTCGCAGCAGCAAAAGCACTATTAGCATAGTTACCAGCTGTTACTGCTTTACCATCAGCTGTAGCAGCATTAGTAGTTGCGGTATTAGCTTGAGTATAAGCTCCATTAGCATAAGATCCTGCTGTTACAGCTTTACCATCAGCAGTTGCAGCATTAGTCGTAGCAGTATTAGCTTGACCATAAGCACTATTAGCATAGTTACCAGCTGTTACAGCTTTACCATCAGCTGTAGATGCATTTGTTGTAGCAGTATTAGCTTGAGTATAGGATGAGTTAGCGTAATCACCTGCCGTTAAAGCTTTAGAGTCAGCAGTAGTAGCATTGGTAGTTGCTGTATTAGCTTGACCATAAGCTGAATTAGCATAGTTACCTGCTGTTACTGCTTTACTATCTGAGGTATTAGCTAAAGCAAAGGCAGCATTAGCATATGATCCAGCTGTTACAGCTTTACCATCAGCTGTAGCAGCATTAGTTGTGGCTGTGTTTGCTTGACTATAAGATGAATTGGCATAACTAGATGCAGCATTAGCAGTGTCTCTAGCATATTGGTCTGAACTACTGGCGCCTGTATTAGCGGCTGCAAATGCCGCATTGGCGTATGTTCCAGCCGTTACAGCTTTTTGGTCTGCTGTATTAGCTGCAGCAAAAGCGCCATTTGCATATGAACTAGAACTTACAGCTGTTTGACTAGTAGTGTTAGCTGTATCATATAAAACTTTAATTACATTTGCGGAAGTTAAATTTGCAAATGTCAGATTACCTGAACCATCGGTTCTAATATAATCATCATTTGAACCACCTGTAATATGAAGGTTTGCAATTGGTCCCAATAAAACACTCTTTGCGATACTTGAATCTACATTAGAACGAATGTTAATCGTATTGCTTGAACCAATGATACGCATTTGTTCATTTTCTTCATTCATGCCACCAGCAGTAAATATGACATCATTTTCTAAAAGTGTACCAATTACAAGGCCACCACCGCCCGTGACTGTATTGCCAGACACATACAAGTAACCATCATTTGGACCAACTAACGTAAATTCAGGATCGGCATGCAGACTACTAGCAATACCCATGTCAATATAAGTATCATTTTCAGTACCGTTATCGGCCGTAGCAACATAATCAGATGATGCGTTATTTCCAGGATTAATGTTTTGAATGTTTATTTGAGAGTAATTATCCTCATTTGTTGATGCTTGAAATACTGTATGTGGCTGATAGTCATATCCAACAGGAATACCAGCATATAATGCGTTATGCCCGTTCGCTTCACCAAAAAATTGACCACTATTACCAGTGACAGTTACAGAAGTAACATTTCCTGTAAAACTAACATTTCCTAAGACACTAAGATCATAGAGGATAGTAACGTTACCAGAGATTGTGCCGCCCGATGAACTAAATTTGGTGTTGGCATCAGCAAATGCAGCGTTTGCGTAAATTGCTGTTGTGTTTGCTGCACCAAAAGCTGAGTTAGCATAACTACCAGCACTCACTGCTTTACTGTCAGCAGTATTCGCTGTATTAAAAGAAGAATTGGCATAACTTGATGCCGCATTAGCAGTATCTCTAGCTAAAGTATCTGGCACTCCTGTATTTGCGGCCGCAAATGCTGCATTAGCATAAAGACCAGAACTATTAGCAGTATAAAATCCTGAATTGGCATAACTAGATGCAGCGTTTGCAGTATCTCTAGCCCAAGAATCGGTAATACCACTATTGGCCACAGCAAAAGCAGCATTAGCATAGTTACCAGCAGAAATAGAATTGACATCTGCTGTGTTGGCAATACCAAACGCTGCATTAGCATAACTGCCAGCTGTTACTGCTTTACCATCAGCTGTAGCAGCATTTGTAGTTGCAGTGTTTGCTTGAGTATAAGCAGAGTTAGCATATTGTCCTGCATCAACAGCTTTACCATCAGCTGTAGCAGCATTTGTAGTTGCTGTATTAGCCACACTAAAGGACGAATTAGCATATGATCCTGCACTTACAGCTTTACTGTCGGCAGTTGCTGCATTTGTAGTTGCTGTATTTGCTTGTGTGTAAGCTGAGTTAGCATAACTACCAGCACTTACCGCTTTACTGTCAGATGTATTTGCTTGAGTATATGCTGAGTTAGCATAGTTACCAGATGTTACTGCTTTACTATCTGCGGTATTTGCTTGAGTGTATGCTGAGTTAGCATAACCACCAACATCAATAATTTTAGAATCTACTGTGTTAGCAGCACCATAAGCACTGTTAGCATAAACTCCGGATGATACTGCTTTGCTGTCGGCAGTCGCAGCATTTGTAGTTGCAGTGTTCGCAACACCAAATGCCGAGTTGGCATAGTTACCAGCTGTTACTGCTTTAGAATCAACAGTGTTGGCCTCACTGAAGGCAGCGTTGGCATAAATGCCAGCTGTTACAGCCTTACCATCAGCGGTAGATGCATTAGTGATTGCGGTATTAGATTGACCATAGGCTGAGTTAGCGTATTCTCCAGCACTTGTGGCCTTTTGATCAGCTGTAGTTGAATTTGTTGTTGCTGTATTAGCTTGAGTATATGCTGAATTGGCATAAGATGAACCACTATTAGCGGCACCAAATGCTGAATTAGAATATGATGCAGTACTTACAGCTTTATCATCAGCTGTAGCAGCATTGGTTACGGCCGTATTGGCTTGACCAAAGGCAGTATTAGCATATTCTCCAGCACTTACTGCTTTACTATCGGCTGTTGCAGCATTAATAGTTGCGGTGTTTGCTTGACTGTATGCTGTATTCGCATAGTTACCAGCTGTTACTGCTTTACCATCAGCTGTAGATGCATTTGTTGTGGCGGTATTAGCTTGACTATACGCAGAGTTAGCATATGATCCCGCATTTACAGCTTTAGTGTCTGCCACTCCAGCATTTGTAGTTGCATTGTTGGCCTGACTGTATGCTGAGTTTGCATAACTACCTGCTATAACAGAAGTATTGGCTTTATTGAAGGCCGAATTCGCTTCGTTAAATGCACTATTAGCATAAAAAGCGGCACTATTCGCTGTATCTCTAGCGTAACTATCTATGCTACCCGATGATGCTGTATTCGCCGCAGAAAATGCCTGATTGGCGTAAGATGCTGCGGAGTTAGCCGCAGCAAAAGCAGAAGATATGTTTGCTGCTACTTCTGTACTTAAATCGGACTGTTGAATTGATCCTGGTTCAATTAATCCGCCTGTTAGTTGTGTTAATGGCATATCTTTTTCTTTTTATTTTTCGTGATTAGAAAGTAATTGAACCTGAACCTGTGAAAGTATAAATTTTAAATCCACCAGAAATTGTTAGTGTTGGAGATCCTGTGGTCGAAGCAGCATCCAGAAAATTTGAAGTATATCTTATAATTACAATTCCGGAACCTCCTGCGCCTCCATTTCCAGTGCCTCCAGGACTATAAGAACCGCTGGCGCCGCCACCGCCGGTGTTTGTAGATCCACTTTGCCCTGCGCTTCCATTAGTACCTCCATCACCCGCTCCTCCTTTTTGAGAAGTTGTAGTAGTTCCTCCTCCGTATCCAGCCCTAGTCAGAGCTGTTGCTCGAGTGTCTTGTCCTGAGCCACCGCCGCCGGCATAATATGTTAAAGTTCCAGATATTGATGATTGAAGTGCTAATCCTCCATCAGAGGCGACAGTTACACCTGTTGTCCATGTTTGTCCGTTACCTCCTGCTCCTCCACCTCCACCGGATGAAAATCTAGTAGAACCATCACCAGTTGCTGCACCGCCGGCATTTCCTTGGCCGGAACTTTGCACGGTGCCACCTGCGCCTCCGCCAGTAAACGTACTCAATCCACCGCCGCCGCCTGATCCACCGGTACCACCACTAGCACCATTATAAGATCCAAAACCTCCTCCTATAGCAGTGACGCTACTAAAAACTGAGTTAGAACCTTTAGATCCACTGGCCGTGGTGCCTCCATTACCACCCGCGCCAACAGTAACAGTTAAAGAAGAACCTTTGGTTATAGAAAAATTAGTTGCTGTTAAAAGTCCTCCAGCTCCACCACCTCCAGAGGATGATCCGTATCCACCACCACCGCCACCCGCAACTACCAAATACTCGACCGTGGGAGTAGTTACGTTGCGCGAAGGATTCGAGGTGTCTCTTCTATTAAATCTTTGTGATCTAATATTTTGTTCTACAAATGACTTGATCGCCATATTACGTTATCTCTGATCCAAAAATACCAAATGAAACATTAGATGATGAAGTATAAACAGTAACCACATCAGTATTTCCCAAAGTCAATCCCAAAGTCAATGCGATACTATCCACCGATTGAACCACATTGTTGTTTGTAATATAGTGTTTTGCAGCAATAGCTTCTCCGGCTGGGCGTACCGCAATACTATAATTTGCATTTGCGGAAGTATTGGCATTTGCAATTGTAATTGTTGATATAACCGCTTGAGTCGCTGCTGGTACAGTATACAAAGTTGTATTTGTAAATGCTGTTGGATTTGATTGTCCTAGTACTTTGAAGGTTTGTGGCATTTTACATTCCCGATAACATTAACATTGTTGGTATTGAAGATTCTGCACTACCGCCGCCACTTACCGCAACATTTGATGCTGCTGTGATTCGACCTTGTGCATCGACAGTAATAGCCGCTGCATTTCCATCCCCGCCATAAGAACCTGCTGTGACTGCGGTGTTTGCAAGATTATGCGATTTTACTTTTGTGTTTGGCATGGGTACCTCTTGAATTTATACACTATTTAGTCAAACTAATTACCGTAAAAAATGTGCTCTTGCAACATAGGATTGGATATATACTTGTACAGGAGTTTTTATGAGTTGCTTACAAAAATTAATCGATTTTCTAACACCGGATCATAAATCGGAGATAGAAGTATTTATTGAGTCTAAAAATCCAAAATCTACGGCTGACGTAGAACATTGGATCCAATATTATTCAAATTACAGGAGAAACTAAAATGTTTTATACATTCCCACCAGTACCGACTTTCAATGAAGTTGCAGAGCGTCAAAAAGATTTTATGAAGGCCTTCATTGACCTTAAAGTTGAAGGTTTCAAGTCATACAATAAAGCTTTTGACCATGCTACATATTCCTTTTTTACTACATATACCAAAGAGTCTGAAAAATTTGTAGTAGGATTAGGAAACTATGCAAAAGAAGCCATTGACTTTGAACCAGGTAAAGTTCAATCAAGTAAAAAGTGATTTAAAATTTTGGTCACCAGTAGAACGAAATGGGTGGTACATTAAATTCTCCATCTCTAAAGATGAAAGTGTACTACTCATTTTTATTTCTGCTTACACTTGTCAAACCATCATTCGGTACTTTGAAAACGAAAATGATGCCGTCAAGTATATAAACTTCCTTTGTGAAAAAGATCCTAGTATATTATTACAAGGTAACGAAAACCCAGCTTAGTCTGGGTATTTTTATGGCAAAAGAAAAAGATTGTCCTCGCTGCGGCACTACTCATACGAAACGTGGTCCCTTTTGCTCAAGGTCTTGCGGCAATGTTCGTGAGCATACTGAAGAAGATAAAAAAGTTCGCCGCAAAAAACTCATCGAATATCACCAAACACCAGAAGGTATTGCTACCCAAGAAAAATCTCGCCGCATGGTTACGGCAATGAATAAAGGTGAAGATTGGAGAGAAATTTCGGTAGATGATTTTGCTGTTGACATTCCTGATGTAACCGATTATAATCTAGATTATGATTCATCGTGGTCTCGGGCAGAAAAGTGGTGAGCTTGACAAACACATTTTTCCGTGTTACAATGACGTATGATTATCAATGGAAAAGTACCGAAAAAACACCTCTTGGCAATTGATCATTTTGCCGAGTTGCTGTTTACGCCTGCGAGAATCGCTCAATTAGAACTTACAATTCGGTACAAAAATCTAGATGTTTTTGGTCTAGTCTATATAGATAATTATAACCTTAAAGGTAAACCAGATTCTTTTATCATTGAAGTAAACCGTTGTTTGAGTATAGATGATAAACTAAAAACCTTGGCGCATGAAATGGTTCACGTAAAACAATATTCGTTGGGATATTTAAATGAACCGATGACAAGATGGCGAGGCAAAAAAGTTTCTAAAAATATTGTATACGAAAACAAACCTTGGGAAATCGAGGCAGAGCTCTACGGTTTAAACCTTTATGAATCTTTTGTAGCAAACTACCAATGAAAGATTTACTTAAATTTCTACCACAAATACTCTCGGCTTTGCCAGAGTTATCAAAATATATCAAAATAATTCCTATACTGCTTGTACTAGCAGGCATTGGTTACGGTGCATACTATTATTTTATGAATTACAAAGACCCCTATAAATGTGTAAACAATCAAGTATTTGAACAAATACGAGTTGATTCAAATGTTTATGTTTTTAAAGGTGAAATTTGCATTGACGGCGAAAGGGTAAATAGTGAGTATAAAGAATGAATCGTCATGTAATATTTGTGGTGAGAAAAAATTTCAACAAAAAATGTGTGAAAATTGTGGAAGTGAGTCTAGGCATAGATTGCTTTATTCCACATTAGAAAAGTATGGATATTTAAACAAAAAAACCACATTCGAAAATATAAGAGTTTTACATATTTCTCCTGATCCAGGAATAGTAAATAATTTATTTT